AGAAAGGAGTTGGCTTCCTTACTGCCGGTCTTGTCCACATTCTCGGTTTTTTTGTAATCCAAAAAGGCTCTATCGTGTACTGTTCTGGTCACTTTGTCGCCGTCCCAGTGGTATACCGTAACCGTCTGATTGCACAGCCGGTAGTCTACGGGACAGTTGCGGCGCTTGATTCTCACCATAGCTAGCACCCCCGGTAGATATCGAGATACAGGCAGGCGCAGCGATACAGTTCCCGCGACTGCCCCTTGGCGCTGACATCAACACTGTTCCCGCTGCCATAGCTCACCGAGACGGAGCCGATAGACGCAGACTGAACAGCGCCGCCCTCGCCGTTGGCAATCAGGTCAAAGCCGTGAATAGCCTCTGCCATGGCGCACACGGCAAGGGCTTCGGAGTTCTCCTCCGGTGCCTTTACCGTGTATACGCGCTTGTATTTTGCCAGCTGCGCCGCCGCACGGGCTTCACACGTGTCCCAGTCCTCTGCGGGGATAGCGTCGCCCCGAAATCTGCTTATGTAAAAATCATAGTCAATCATCAGGGCGTCTCCTTTCCGTTACGCGGTCTTGGGCTTCAGGATAATGCCGTTCAACGCCGCCGCCTTCAGCGTGTTCTTAAGAACGGCACCGGCCACCAGCTCCACTTCGCCCTTCTTCACAGCGCCAGGGGCTTTCAGGTCGGGCATATAACTGTTAATGACGCCGGTTCCGGTGGGAGAAATGCCGTGGAAACCGTCCAGGGCGATATTCACAGCGTAGATGCTGGAAGTACCGGCGGCGGTGGTGCTGGGGGTGGAGGTGTCGATGACATCCACAGACTTGGTGCCGTTGTAGTACATACCGGCATCCATGATGGGGATATCGCCGAAGTACTCCACAGCCCTGCCGAAGTCGTCCTTCTTGCGGTCGTAATACCCCGCACGGCGGGCAGCCGCCCGAACTTTCAGCAGCATGGCGGTGTTCATCAGCAGCATAGAAGCACCGCCGTCCAC